TATTTGAAACCGAAACGGATTGGCTACAACATCGTAAAGACCAATTCACCGCCTCAGAGGTTAACAGACTAATGGCTGAACCAACCAAGAAGGCACAAGCAGAAGGTAGACTATTAAGTGATGGAGCGATTACCTACTTATTAGAAAAGGTAGCAGCCTATTTTGATAGCCCAAAGCCTAAGTTCTATAATTCAGAGATGGATTGGGGAAAAGAAAACGAACCTGAGGCAGCGTTTAGATTATGTGAGTTATTGAACCTTAACCCTGCAAGCGAAGATGTGATTTATACTTCATCAGGTGGCTTTGTTTTCTTTACTAATAGCAAGCTAGGTGGAACGCCTGACATGATTTTAACAAGCCAAAAGAAGATAGTAGAAATAAAATGCCCAAACTCAGACACGCATCTATATTACAAGGCATTTGTTAACGCTAAGAACTTTCAGAGTGAACTTCCAAAGTATTACGACCAGATACAAACGAACCTTTACCTATGTGATTCTGATTCGTGCTACTTTATGAGTTACGACCCACGCTTTAAAGATTCCAAACGTAGCTATCATTTAATCGAAATAGAACGCAATCAGGAACGAATAGACCAAATACTAGCTAAGGTAGAAATAGCGCATGAAATGATGCTTAAATTAATAAATACACTATAAATAAATAAACAGATGCCAAAACCAATATTTTTAATAGGAGTTACAAATGACATTAGAAACGAAGAACAAGTACACAATATACGAAAAGCAATCCAAAGAAAAATAAAAGATTATCACGTACTTGTTTACACTTCTAAAACAAGTGAATTTGACTTTAAATGTTTTTATGAAAAGGACTTTGATAATGTCAGATTTGAGGAATTAAAAGAAATAGTAAAACAAACAATTAATAAATAAACAGATGGAAATTCAAGGAATTTTAAAACAGATTCTACCATTAGAATCAGGAGAGAGCAAGTCAGGCAAAGCATGGCAAAAACAGACTATTGTAGTAGAAACGGCAGAAACTTACCCAAAGTTAATCGCTATTGAGGTAAGCGAGAAGGCAATCAGCAGATTGCAAGACTACCAAATCGGTCAAACTATTACCTGCTCGATTAATATCGAATCTAGGGAATATAACGGCAGGTGGTTTACATCGGTGAAGGCTTGGAAAATCTAAATTAACAAGGCGGTAGGCGGGCAACTGCTTACTGCCATTAACTAAACACTATGAACCAAGATTTAGTAAACGAATACATCCAATGGTCGCATGAAACTTTTGGAGATGAAAGATGGCTAGACGTATTATCCAAACTGCGAAACGAAGAAGTTTGGGAGTTTAGAAAGGCGGTAGTCTTGGATGGCAGAAACGAGCAAGCCGATGAACTAGCAGACTGCTTCTTACTCATGTTTAAAATGGCTCATTTAACAGGCTTTAACGTAGAAGATATTGAAGCAGCAATGGCAAAGAAATTAATTGAACTAAATACAAGAACTTATATTAAAGGCAAAATAATTAAATGACACTACTCATATCAAAACCAAACTTCTACGTTCGAGTTCACGGGGTTAACAAACACAAGATTACACTTGACGGCATCATTTGGGCAGTCACCAAAGTAAGCGGCTACTCAGAAAAGGAACTAACATCCAACAACCGCAAACGTGAGATAATGTGGTGGAGGCATTGCATAGCTTACTTAGCTTGTAAGCATACTTACAACAGCCTACAATCAATCGGATTAAGATTAGGAGGGCGTGACCACACAACTATAATGAACGCTCGCACTAAGATTCAGAATTATCTTGATTATAAGGATGCGCTATTTGTCGATAGGATTAGTAAAATTGAAACGCTATTATGACAGACCGAGAATTATCACAAAACTTATTAATGGCATACATGACCTTAAACGCAGCTAATCAAGCATTGAAAACAATATACGCATTCAAGGATAGGATTGACAATAAGGAGTTCATTACTTTGGTAAAAGACACGAAGCCAAAAATTAGCCATTTTTGCAATACTATCGAAAAAACTTTATTGGCTTCGCCTCAATTTAAAAGCAAAGATTGGCATGAGTTAGAAGAAAACTGCTGGGTTATATTAGACAACTTGGATGAAGAATTAAAAAAATTATAAAATATAAAATAAATTTATATGAACATTGAATTAAAACATAAAATCATAAATGATAAATACACCGAATATTTGTATGAACATTACGACATTCAAAACAAAGAAGAATCAAATGTTGTAATTAAAAATAATATTCGATTGGATGATGACAATTGGAACATAGGTGTTATTTATGGTGGAAGTGGAACTGGCAAATCAACTTTATTAAAAACATTTGGTAAAATAGAAACGCCAATATTTGATAATGATAAAAGTTTGATTTCAAATTTTGATTGGTTAGAACCTGATGAAGTTGCCAATCTGCTTTCATCAATGGGTTTGGCGTCAATTCCATGTTGGTTACGTCCTCATTCAACATTATCTAATGGTGAACAATATCGTGCCAATTTAGCTTATTGCGTTTCTAAAGCAAATAACAACGATATTATATTAATTGACGAATATACTTCAGTTGTAGATAGAGACGTTGCCAAAGCTATGTCAAATGCTTTGCAAAAGCACATAAGACGTTACAATAAGAAAATAATTTTGGCAAGTTGTCATTTTGATATTATGGAATGGCTTAATCCTGATTGGATTTATAGCCCAAATAAGGGGCGGGTAGAAAAACCCGACTTACTTCGGCTCACAAGACCAGAAATCAAATTGGAGATATTTCGATGTAGATATGAAACTTGGAAGATATTCAAACAACATCACTATTTAAGCGAAAATTTAAATCCAGCTTGCATAAGTTATATTGTATTATGGAATGACAAACCAATATCATTTGTTGCTATTTTACCATTTCCTGGAGTTGGTGATTCTAAAACAAGACGAATTAGCAGAATAGTGATATTGCCTGATTATCAAGGTTTAGGAATAGGTAAATCTCTAGTTGATTATTTTTCTGCTTTATATTGGAAAATAGATAGTCAAATGTATATAAGAACAATTAATCCTGCTCTTGGAATTTCATTAACTAAAGATAAAAAGAAATGGCAACCAACACTAAGCAATATGAAAGCAGATTTTGCAAATGATACTAGCGGAAGAAAACTTTTAAATAGACCAAGCTACTCTTTTAAATATATTGGTGAAAAATCAACTGATTGCGAAAATGTGATAATATTTAATGCTGATGCTTACAAAGATGTCTCTCAAAATCAATTACAATTATTTTAAAAAAACAATTATGAAAAAAACAGAAATCGAAAAAATGTTAAAAGAAGGTAAATCAGCAAAAGAAATTGCTGAAACATTAAAAACAAATGTTGCTTATGTTTACAACGTAAAGAAAAAATTTAATGCAACTCAGATCTTACCAACAACAATTAGTTAATCAAGCCGTAAACGCCACCAGTAGTTGCTTAATACAAGCAGCTACTGGAGCAGGCAAGACTGTAATTATTGGCGGAATCATTCAAGCATTACCAACAAAGCGTATTATTATTTCTGTTCATCGCGAGGAGTTAGTAATTCAAACCGCTAACACTTTAAAAGCATTTGGAATAGATTGCGAACCAATAACGGCAAAAGGTAAATATTCTCTAACACGTTGCAATGTTATGGTTGCTATGACTCAAACGCTGTATGCTAGGCGTATTATCCCACCAAATGTAGATATACTTATCATTGACGAAGCACACGAGCAAATCCACGTTAAAACGTTTGACTTCTTTCCAGAGGCAAAACGTATTGGTTTTACCGCTACACCAATAATAAATGATCGCGAAAGCTATTACCAATGTCAATATTGCTATAACATCTACACAAAAAAAACAATATGCTGCTTTAATGAAGAAGCCGAAAAATGGTCTAGGTCAATTACACTTAGCGAATTTTACAACGAAATATTCATTGGCCCATCGATTGAAGAACTAATAGAGCAGGGTAGCTTAGTAAAGGATTTGGTTTTTAAATACAACTATTATTCAGAGGTCAAAGACATTGAAGATAAAAATCAAATTGCAGCCGAATCAATTAAGCATGACCAAAACGTATTGGCGGAATATTTGGATAAATGCGAAGGCAAAAAGACAATGATCTTCACCGCGTCAACAAAACAAA